TTCATCTGGCATACTTAAAGATAAGTTTGCCTTTTTTAAATTTCTTTCAAAAGCAATATCTGAATTGACAACTTTTAATCCTGTACCAGAAAACGTACTTTGTGTTACAAATGTTTTACCTGAACCAGGACCACCAGCAAGAAAAAATGCTTTAAATATTCCTGGATCATAAACACCCTCTGCTAAATGTTGTATAAAACTATTTACTGCCATCTTCTATTCTCTTTATAATTTCGTTAGCAGTTTCTTCAGGTGTACCACCCTCTGCCATAACTTCTATAAATCCAGGTTTACCTCTAAAATATTCTACTACAGGTCCTGTTTCTTTTTTATATAATTCTATTCTATTTTTAATAATTTCTTCCGTGTCGTCTGCACGACCTCTTGCGAGTAATCTTCTCATTACTTCTTCAGTACTTACATTTAAAAACACAGCATAGTCATAACCTATTTCTGCTTTTTCCATGTCTTGTACTTGTTCCATATATCTTGGCCATCCATCAAGTACATAACCTTTAGGACTTTCTTCAACCTTTTTGCTAATTAAATCTAATACTATTTGATTAGGAACAAACTCACCTTTTGATACTATATCTTTTGCAATCTGTCCTATTTCTGTACCTTTTTCAATTTCTTTTCTTAACATACCACCTGGATAGATATGTGTAATATCAAAATGTTTTATTAGATATTCTGTATATGTTGATTTGCCTGAACCAGGTCCACCTAACATAATGATTCTCATTCTACCTAATTGTTCAAAAATAAAATCTCTAAAACTTTTCATTTATTAAACCTGCATAGTCCTTGGTGTATCATATAAAATAATGTCAAATGCTGATGATACAGTTGTACCTGTAGTAGCGATTGCTCTAATTTCAATATCTGTTTTTTCTGGTAAAGCAAACGGTACTGTATATGTTCTTTGATGAAGTCCGCCTGGAACGTCCATAATATCTCTTGTTCTAAAAATTAAACCATTACCTGTTGCTCTTGTATATAATGTTGCTGTAGCAGTGTCGTTATAAGCACCGATTCCAACATTCCAATTACATAAGTATCCTGTTTTGCCTGCTGGAATTGTATATAAAGCTAATTGAGTTTGACCTAAACCAAAGGTAGTACCTGTACCAATTATTCCTATATCAGCAAGAACAGTACCACCTCCACTAGCACCTGTTGATACTAACACAGCACCTTTATTAGTTTGTAATGAACCTGCTGAAGCAACAAAGGCTCTATAAACTCTTAAAAATGATTTGGTTGAAACTGCACCATCAACTGTAAGTGTTTCTTCAATTTCGTTATAATTAACGTCTAAACCTTGAACGGTAACCGTACGAGCACCTGTTCCAGCAGCGCTGTCTTGTGCGTCAGCACCTGATACATAAACTGTTGAAGCAGATGTTAAATAGGTATAAGTTCCACCGTGCATCCAAATTGTTTCTGGAGCACCACCTACATTTGGATTTCTACCAAATTTATGAATAATACTAGCGCCTCTTATAAGCCCTCTTGCTATGTTAATATTTTGTTCTGTTAAGTATCCTACTGCCATTATCCTTTAATCCAATTCTTTGCTAATGTAAAGTTTGCTGTACTAAACTCTAATCTATCTACTAATTTAACGGCGTTGCCCATTCTATCTACAGCGACATAACCTTCTGGATTTGTTACTTCAAATCCATTACCTTTTTGTAAGAAAGTTCCTATTGATTTAATTTGATTCATTTTATTAACTAAAAAGTTTTTAACTCTTTGTAAAGTTATGTAACTAGCCATAGCAAAGTAAATTTCATTTTCGTTGCTATCAATAAATTTTAAACCATCGTTTCTTATTTGTTCATATTTCTTTTTAGCATTAGCAGTTTTTTTATTTGACGCTTCGTCATCTAATACTTTAGCGTAATATGTTCTAAATTCTGATTGTAATTTTCTGACATTCTGTATAGATTGTCCTGCTCTTATTTGAGTATTGAAAAATATTTTTAATCTCATACCTACTGATAACATATTAGTTTGTCTTTTTAATAAGTCTAAAACTTTTTTACCTTTTGATATTGATCCCATTGCCATTCTTAACATACTATCATACTGAGCACTTTCTGTTGTAGTAAATGTAGCAACACCAGATGAGTCTTTATAACTTGCGTCATCAAAAAATACTGCTGGCGTCTTTGCAAAACGATTTACATTAACGCCAAAACTTGCTTTGAGATCGGCCATCTTTCTGCCTGTGTAAGAAGTGTGAAAAATGATACCTAGTTTAGCTCTTTTGATTCTACGTGCAAGGTCAGTATTCTCTGGTACAGCGTATGTTATAGTGTTAGGTGTAAATGCGAGAGCATCCTCACCTCTTATAGATACGGACTTAATGTCGCCAGGTGTAAACAACAAGTCGCCTTGTACAACACCTTTGATACCTAATTTTGGTAATTCTTTTAAACATACAGATAGTTTATCTACTAAACCGCCTGCGTGATTTTTTCTAATGTCTGATTGTGTGTAATTTATTTTAGGAGTTACGTTGAATACAGATTTTGATCCTACAAAAAATCTGCCGTTTTCAGGATTAATACCACAGAATACAGCAGGTGCACCATCCCATTTAACAGATACGTTTAATTTTTTACGAGATGAACCAACAAGCATGTTTCTTATAGATTTAAGAAACTCTACAGCATTGACACCACCTTGGTATCCGTTATTAATAATTTCGTCTTCTAAATGTTCTAAATGAGTGTTTTTTGCCTCATTTAAATATTGTTTAAAACTATACATTGTTCTCCCACTATACCCATTATAACAAAAAATTGTGCTTTTGTCAAGCAAAAAATATCAATAATCCCATAATAAATCACTTCTTACTAGACTATTTATACTATTTTGCTATTACAAATTTACCTGATAGGGGAGTCCTTGATGTTATGTACTCAAACATCAATCTTAATACTTTATTGCCTTCGTCTTTTTTGTTTTCTGCAAAAAACTTTTTAAGTACAGGCATAACTTCGTTGATAACATATATGGCACTTATAGCGCCTCTCTCATAATCAAATCTTGGTTTATCTTTTCTTAAATATTCTATCTTCTTTAATGCTGCAAAATATTTTTGTTCACCTTTTTTATACTTGTCAAGTATTTGTTTTGCAACATCTGGATTTACAAAGTGTATAATTTCTGATAATACTTTTATAGAGCCAATTGAACCACCTCTTGCCTCTGCTTTTGAGAAGATAGCTTCTGCAACAAATCTTTTACCACTAGGGTCGTGTCTTAATTTTATATCACCGCCAGATTCCAATAGTATTCTCATATCTCTTGTATTACCTTTTGCAGGATACTTAACCATCTTATATGGTTGCCAATCAGTTACACTTTTGATAGCAACTTTTTTGATATATTTTATTTCTTCTTTTCTATCAAAGTTTACCATTTGTAATTGGGCTTCTTTTGTTGTTTTTTTAAGTGATAAGGGAAACAGATCGCCACTATCTATTAAATCAGATGTAATAATGTTTAGATTTTGAAAACCATAAACTTTTTCTTTTGCACCTTTTAATTCTTCTTGTAGTGACTTTTTAGCTTTTTGTGTTGCAAGATATATGTCTGCAGGATTCCATTTATTTAAATTACCAAATTTAGTTTGTGATTTATAACCTGATTTGTTTGCAATCTTAAATAACTTCTCTATAGTTCCCATTATATCTTTATCACCTCTGTAATAAAATATTTTTTGAAACCCTCTTTGAGCAATCTTAAAATCAGGATCTATTTTAGTTATGTCGTTGATTAATTTTTTTCCAATCTGTAAAGATGATATGTACCATTTAGTATCTTTCTTTAAAAATAATTCTAATTCATTTAGAAATACACCAGGTGTTTCTATATTTTTATGAGCTGCTTGTAAAGTAGCTTCATTTATTTGACTTCTAAAGTCTGTGTAATCAGGATACTTTTTAGGGTCAAAAAGTTGATTAGTTTTTTTAACACCTATGTAATCTGCGATTGAACAAAATAGTGCCTGTGCTGATTCTGCTAATGTTGTTAAGTCTGCCATACATATATTTATGTATATCTATCGGGCAGTTCTTTGTGTACTTGTTCTAGGATTGTAATTAGATTTACCCCTATCTAACAATTTTTCTTTTTCACCTCTACAATCAAAGAAAGGTGGAAAACCAAACACACCAAATGTTTTGTGTTTATTCTGAAACTTGACAGTTTCTTTTACATCTTCTTCAAAGAAGGACTCTTTTATTACTAACTTACTTGGCATTTCAACAGCTCGCCAAAGTATTTCATTTTTTACTTTGACCATTTCAGTTTTATAGTATATTGATGGTTTTCTTTTTCTCATATTTTAAAATCCGAAAATTTATCATAAACCTCAGCAGATTGTGGGCCTGATGGTTTTTCAATCTTCTCCTTACTTTCTTGGTTACTATCTACAATCTGTTGAGCAGATTGTTCTACATCATACAATCTCATCTTACTTCTATCTACACCTATTATAAATGCACGATTGACAGCAGGATCATTATAACGATTCTTTAATTGCTTAACTTTGATTTGGCCTAGTTCTTCTAATTCTTCATTTGATATTAGAGCAAACATAAAGTCAGCAGTTGCAGGAAGACCAAATGATTCTGAAGTATCTTCAAGTCCTACGTCACTTGATAGATAACCAGTTCTAGTTGTTTGTGTAGCAGATACAATAGGTACATTATATTGTACTGCAAGACCTCTTAATTCTTCAGCGATAGATTTAACCATAGTATATGAGTTAATATTGCCACCTTTAAATCTACTACTAGTACATATATTCAAATAATCAATGAATATTAAATCAGGTTTAAATGCTTTCTTTAGGGCAAGTTCATCTAGCAAAGATTTAAAATGACCTGCATGAGCAGACGCCGTAGGATATTCTTTGATAATTAATTGACCATTGGTTTTGTTTTGCATTTTAGATGTTTTATTATCGTATATTTCTTTTGGCATTTCATAAAGATCATCAATAGTTACATCTAACAAGTTAGCGTCAATTCTTTCTGCGATACGTTCTTCAGCCATTTCTAAAGTTATATACAATACATTTTTACCTTCCGATATAACACTACTTGCAACATGACACATAAACAAAGATTTACCTACACCTGTACCTGCAAGAGCAATGTTTAAAGTTTTAGGTGGTAGGCCACCTTTTGTAATTCTATTGAAGTATGAAAGATCAAACTTTAATCTTGCTTCAGTTCTATGATAATATTCAAATCGGTCATCTGCCTGATTAAGATAATCATGCCCTATATGTCTATCAAACGAAACGCCAAGCGCTTCTGATAAGATACTAGGTATCGCTTCTGGTGTATGTTTCTTATCTTTACCATCTATGATTTTGATACCTTGTAATACTGCATTATACACAGCACGATCTTTACAAAACTTTTCTGTTGTATCTAACAACCATTGTTGTTCAACTTCTTCATGTTGTAAACTGTTTAATAATAATTTTGTATTTTTAAATTCGTCTTCGGTAAGAGTCTTGTCGTTTGACAATTCAATTTCAATTGCTTCTTTTGTAGGGAGATTATTATACTTGACAACAAAATCACTTATGATATTAAATAGAGTAACCTCATCTCTGTTTCTAAAGAAGCCAGGTTTAATAAATGGTAATGTTTTTCTTGTAAAGTCTTCGTTAAAGACTAGGTTGGATAAAAGTGTCTTCTCAAACATAATGTAGATAACTCCCTATAATATACTTTGGTTGATTGATTGG